GTTTTTAGATAAGATAATAGATTAGTTCTCTCAGTTGTAGTCAATTCTCTTGTTATTAATAATATTTCTGCGAGTTGTCCGATATATGGACTCACACCTGATTCATTCACAAGATAAAGGGTGGAAGCACCAGGGAAGTTTTGTGCTGATGATGCGACTGAACCACCAACAAGTGAATTAGTTGTTGCACTACTGTTTATAGTCATATATGATACAGGTGTTGCAGCACTTGTTGAAACATAACTTATAATAGTTTGACCTGTTGTTGGTCTACCAGTCAATGCACAATCTTCTCTCCAATACTGACCTGTCGAACCATTGAATGTCGCATTCCTAACTGTTGTAGAAGTTTGACCAGGGAAAATTGTGTATGAGTTAGCAGGTGAATTCCATTGGAATCTGAATGGTTGAGCATTATTCGGTTCACTTATTACCATTATCCTTGTCCAATTGGTTGAAGCGGTAGTAGAAATATTGGATTGTAACCAATTATCAGAGTTTGTTACTGCTGATATACTAACACCTGAACCACCTGTCCAAGATGTAACCTCAGGTTGAGATGCTGCTGTTGTCTGAGTAAATGCAGTAAGTCCCCCATATACACCTTTGTTTGTAATCTTCTCCAAGAAGTTTGTTCCTGTTCTGAAAGTCATTGTTGATGTATCAGAGAAGTCAACCCATATTTGAGGACTGAGTGATGCAGGGCTAAATGGTGTAGGACTTGGTGTTTGAGTCATTGTAACAGTTGGTGATGGACCAGGTGTTGCAGTAGCGGTTTGTGATGGTGTTGGAGTTGGTGTAATTGTTGTTGATGTAGGAGTTTGTGATGGAGTGATTGATGGTGTTGATGTCTGTGATGGAGTTTGTGTTGGTGTAGGGCAATTCGCAGGATATGAAATATATGCAGTAGCAGTTCCAACACCACCTGAGAAATTAACCGAACCTGTGCCAGGGAAATATTCTCCACCAATATTATTTGTAGTAAAGTTTCCGTAAGCAGTATCACCAGTCATTGAACTACCTGAGAATAATGGACTTTGATTAAATCCATTTTCAGATACAGACCATCCTAAATCTGTTAGACCAGAGAATGCTCTGAGTAATGTATAATAGGCTTGTGCCGCAACGAAATGATGTTGATACACTTTGTAGTTGTTACCATCAGGAGCAGTTCCTAACACAACAAATTTGGAACTATTGTTAGTATAATCCAAGTAAGCGTAGTTAAATGTTACACCTGACGAAATTGTTGCTCCTGTATATACACCAGGATTTATTGTAGATGTGCTTGAAACATTAGTGAATAATATTTCTGTTGGACAAACAGCGTTAGGTGTCTTAGTCACCGTTGGAGTTGGCGTTGCAGATGCAGTTCTTGTCGGTGAAGCAGTTAATGTTGGTGTCTGTGTAGGTGTTGCAGTCAGAGTTGTTGTAGTAGTAGGGGTTTGTGTTGGCGTTTGAGTAGGTGTTGCAGTCAGAGTTGTTGTAGTAGTAGGTGTTGGAGTTGAAGTTGAAGTAGGAGTTTCTGTTGCAGTTAAAGTTGTTGTTGTGGTAGGAGTTGGGGTTGAAGTTGATGAAGGAGTTGGTGTAGGTAAAGTTTGAGTTGGTGTTTGTGTAACAGTAGGTGTTTGAGTTGCAGTCAATGTAGTTGTCGTAGTAGGAGTTTGTGTTTGTGTAGGCGTTTGTGTGGGTGTCTTAGTTTGAGTTGGCGTTGCAGTTAATGTAGTAGTAGTTGTTGGGGTCTGAGTAGGAGTTTTAGTTTGTGTAGGAGTTTGTGTTTGGGACGCAGTAATAGAAGGTGTTGGTGTAGATGTTCTTGTATTAGTAGGCGTCTGTGTTGGCGTCTTAGTTGGCGTCTGAGTCGCAGTTAAAGTTGTTGTAGTTGTAGGAGTTGGAGTAGGAGTTTTTGTATTAGTTGGCGTGTTAGTATTTGTCGGAGTTTGGGTAGGTGTTTGTGTAGGAGTTTTGGTTTGTGTTGGCGTCATTGTTGGTGTAGCAGTTTGAGATGCTGTTACACTTGGAGTTGGTGATGGTGGATTTAATTCATCAGGAGCGAATATAATATTGGAATCATCTTCATCAGGTGATATGAACTCCATATAATATTCATTTGTGGTATTAGCAGATTGTGCAATCAACAGAGCGATACCTGATTCAACGAGGTTATACGCTAATGCAGGGTCTAAGTTACCACTACCTGCTGGTTGTTCCCATATACCATAATTGTATTGTCCTTCATAAGGGAATGGTATCTGACCAGGATTTGGTCCTTCTATAAACTCAAATTCATCATATCTAACTCTGTGAGTCGAGATATTTGGTAAAATCATTGTTACCCTTCTTTTTGAGAAGATATGAGTAAATGAAAATAACCATTCAGGATTGGCGAGTTCTGCGTTTTGAGACACAGTAACTACCATCTTATTTAACTGATTTGTTTTTAGAAGAATCATAGCAGATAAAAATAATCACAAGGGGATATGAGTCCCCCTGTGATTTATATTATTTTATTAAGCAGCGACTACTGTGATACCAGCAACAACTGATGAAATAGGACCGCTCAACTCACACATCGGATTCTGCTCCAACGCTTGGAAAGTTATGTTATAACCCTGAGCATCCCCGAGCGCTTTACCCGTTACTGATGAACCAGCAGACACGAAAGAACCATACACTTCTCCAAGTAAGAAATACTTACCCGTATTATCTTCCATCACTATTGATAGTTTTGGAGATTGAGCGAGTGTTTTCAAAATATTTCTTTTTGATTGTTCTAATTTGGAGAAAAATGTAACCAATTCTTGTGTGTAAAACACAGTTCCATTTTCAAGTGAAGCATTAACTGTCTCTGTGTATTGAGAAGAAGTTCTAATCAGTTGAAATTCGTAATACGAGCCTGTGCCTGAAATTTGGGTGATAGTATCACCTGTATTTTTTGTGATTGAAGCGATATTATCTTGGTCAGTAATCCATACGGTGGACACGCCGCCCACCACATCTCGACATCCGAGACCAATTCCGCTATTCAAATTACAACTCATTTTATATTGATTTAATTTTTTAGTTTATTGAAATTAATGGTGGGGGTTTCCCCCCGACCATAAATATTAAAGACCATTAGTCACGAAGAACTGAGGGAAAGCGATTTGTGTTCCGATTTTCCAGTTAACAGCGATTCTCACTTCTTGGAAATCCATTGACCACCAAGAACGGAATGAATCTTCATCACTCATTAAATCAACACCAACCATAAAGTATTGTTGTGGACCAGCAGCGATTAAGTCAGAACCATTCAAACCAGGAACTCCTACAACTTTGTATTTTGTTTGTGGGTGGAATGTTTCAAATACTTGACCAAGTGTTGGTTCAGTAAAATGGAAGTTGTTTACATTTCTAATCGCAGTTAAGTAACACTTGAACTGAGATTGAGACATAAAGATTACGATGTCGTCTCTATCATAGATGTTTCTATCAAGAGCGTCGATGATGTTATCAACTTGTGCTAATACAGCATATGCTTTATCTGTTGCAGAAGAACCTGTTACAGAACATAATGCAGTTTGACCAGTCAATGCAACAACACCAGCAGTGTTATTCAACAACTCGATGAAACCTGAGAATGCAGATGAACCACTTGAAGCGTTCCAAATTAAATCCTCATTGTATCTTTTGATTTGTTTAGTTTGTAAGTCAACAATAGCCTGCTCGAATGGTGCAGTTTCGTTGTATGAACCAGCGTTCAAATATTGACCTAACCATAATGTATTCAATTCTTGAAGACATAGTGATTGGTTTACCTTTAATGCTTGAACAGTCAAAGGTGCAACTGTGAAAGTAACATCACCTGCATCGTTCCATCCGCAAGTAGTTCCAGTTTGAACTGATAATGTCTCAGCGAGTAAGTTTACATTCTGTGTGCCTTTAATTCCAGGACAGTTTTGTTATCGTTGTGGTTTTTTATCCTCAACTTCTTTAAGTTCTTATTCCTTAAAGTTCAGCATATATTTTCAACGGTTCTCGTTGTGGACACTCTTGGAGAGATTATTATATTCTTCACTCTCTATGCGTTACGATGGTCAAAATCCTTTTATATATCTTGACTTATCTCGGTATTGGGATTCACACCTTCCACCGATATTGCCCAATTTTACATTACCATTCCTGGCAACGGTGACTCAACTGGTGGTCAATCACATTAACATACTTC